GCAAAACATCAGGCGTATTAGCCAAGAATACGTTGCTTGTATTGGAATCCCTCAAGAACGCAGGTGAAGCAAAGTAAAGCATTTCCATGTTATAGACACCATCAGGAACTGGAGCAAGCTGGAAGTCATTGGCCAACACTGTGTAATCCAGTGGCTTGCCTGATTCCCATGTCCGAGCATTGCGCGTAAACGCAGAAGGGCTTGAGTAATTCAGTGGCTGCGGAGGATTTCCAGCAATCACCAAATCACGGACTTCAAGGAAATCGCTTGGCAGCTCTACGGTACTGTCAGCAGCAACTGTCGCAGTCGTGACAGATTTCAGCATTTGACGGATACGCAGGTCACGGCGCAAACGCAGTTCAGCCAAACGAATAAAGTCTGGAATCTGTGCTGTCAGGTCAGAGCGAGCAAGATAACCAGCAATGGTCGTCTTTAGATCAGAGTAACTTGTGAAACTCATTTAGATTACTCCTGGTCGTGTGCGCCATGCTCGATTGTCTGGATTATTGAGCCACATCGCAAACCTATCATTATCAATAACATGAAATCCGCGCATGATTCCCTGCTTATTTAGGTCATCAATCGCAGTCACTGGAATGGATGCCACCTTGTTGCCATACAGCTCATCAGACCACTTGGCCCGCTCGTCATAGCTGTTAAATTCTTGTTTGTTACGCTCAATGATTGCACTTACATCCTGAGCAGTTTGAATGACCAAACCACCCTCGCCATCAGCGTGAGCAACAGATTTGCGAAATGTAGGGTTTTCCATAATTGCAATTCTATCATTGGCATAGTAAATAAAAAAGCCCCCCAAGGTTTCCCGAGGGAGGCTTCTCCTAACTTACGCTAGATCAGCTCAGGTCAGCGATGATGCCGTGAGCAGCTTGGTTCTTGACTTCCAGAGTCAATTCAGCCAGCAACTGAGTCTTTTCAGCGTCACCAGTCTTAGCCAATTCAATGGTCTCGAAAGGACGCAGGTAAGCCACAGCAGCCATGTCAGGATCAACCACGAAAGCGGTTTCGTTGCCAGCGTTAGTGCTGTTCATGAAGCGGTTAGGCACAACCGAGATAGTGCCGAAATCGCTCATGTAAACATCAGCAGCGCCGATGATGGTGGTGGGCTGGTCAGAAGGAGCCATGTAACGCTGTGCAGCGATACCAGCAAAAGCCGACACAACTTGCTTGTGAGCAGGGTTGACCATCAGGACTTTGGGCGAACCGCCGGAGGTGTAAACCTCAGCAACCACAGTCTTCAAGATTGTCTCAGTGAAGGTGCGGTTTGTACCGTTGGTACGGGCAGTAGTACCGCCGGAACCAGCAACGCCATCAGTACCAAAGTCGCCGTTGGTGGACAACCAGGCTTGCAGACCGCCCATAGTGCGAGCAGTGCTGGAGTCGCCCACAGCAGCAATTTGGTTGGACAACAGGGTCAGTTCGATGTTGCGCTTCAGTTCAGCCGAAACTTTAGCCATCTGGTAAGCCTTTTCAGACTTACGACCAGCCTTGTCAACAGCTTCCAAAGTGCCAGCCACAGCCACAGACTTGGTGAAAATCTGAGTGCGGTTGCCGATACGCGATGTTGGCGAGGCAGTGATGCTAGAGGCATCAGCACCTTCAACAGCGCCGCCCAAAGCTGGAGCAGCCAGAGCGTCAGTTTGCCACTCGTGATAAGTAGCAGTGGCCTTTGTCTTGCCGATAGACGACATGAAAGGGGTGTCAGTGGGGCTGATGTTATAGATAACGTCAGACAGGTCTTCACGCTGACCAATAGCGGTATAGGTTTGATAGGTAGCCATTTCAAAACTCCAAAAATTTAAAGGAACCGTTCAAATGCAGCAGCAGCATCACGGACTTTGCCGGATTGACGCAGCCTTTGCATCACTTGTTTTTCTTGCGTTGACTTAGTGTCAGGCGTTGAAGTTCCGGGTTTGAGCATCTTTGGGGCTTGCTGGACTTTCTTCAAAGTCTCCGGCTTACCCTTTTGAAGTTGCTCAAACTTCATCGCTTTATACAAAGTCAGCACAGCGCGATGGTCATACACTGAGGCGAGTTCTTGATCTGACCAGCCAACAGATTTTGCGTATTCACGGATTTCTTTCCGAATCGCATCACCTTTTGGCGTAGCCAGCTCTGGGATAACAGACGCGAGCTTTTCAGATTCAGACTTGAGATGGTTTTGCAATTGCTGCTGCTGCTCCGCTTGTTGCTGTTGGGCAATGCGTTGCTGTTCAGCACGAACAACTGCTAACTGCTTCTCACGCTGGCTCTGTTCTGCTACCTTAACGGCATAACCGATAGGGTCTGTTTCTTTCAGAACTTCCAAATCCTCACCCTTATTCTGTTGGCTCAAGAAGCTATCGAGTGCCTTCAGTTTCTGGGCGTAGGCCATACGCTCTTGTTTAACTTGCTCAAGATGTTCACGCTCGGCTTCAATAGCCTTACGTTGTTCAGCAAGAGCCTGAGATTTTTGGGTGTAATCCTTGCTGCGCTGATAGCCGTTGATAAGTTCATCAAGTTCTACCTCGACTTCCTCACCACCAACTTTTGCCTTGTATCGGGGTTTTACTTCCTCTACAGACTCTGATTCGTCTGAATACTCAGCTTCTTCAGATTCAGCTTCGCCACTTGCTTCTTGTTCAATTTGTTCTTCAGGTTGGCCTTCATCGGCTCCGTCATTACCCATTAAACCCAGAAACGCGTTAGCGGCTTGGTTTACGTTTAGGCTTTCACTCCCCGAGGGGTTGGTGTTTTCCATGTGTTATCTCAGTTTTCGCTGGAGACCGTCCAGACAGCGGGTGAGTTTCCTCACAGAATCTTCCACTTTTTATCCTGAATCTTGGTCTCTGCGGCTATGCCTTGCAGGTGTCCCAAGAACAGATCAAGCGTCTTAATGTGACTGTAAGCGGCTTCACGCTCCTCAACCTCATCTCGATTTGTGTTAATTATCACACTAATCTGCTGATTTTTCAAATCATCCATGACTTTCTTGAAAAAGTCGTCATTCAGGAGGTTGTTTGCCCACTGTGCTTGAAGTTTTTTATCCATACTGGCTTTGTATTCCTGCAATGATGCTGTTCAGTGTTACTGGCGATCCATCAAGATTGCCAATGGTGTCATCCATGCCAACATTTGAGCTGGTTTGGAACTGCTGAAGAATATCAGGCACAGAGAAAGACTGATCTGGCATTTGGTACTGTTGTTGCACAAAAGGCACAGACTGGTAGTTCAGTGTGTTGATTACATCACTCAGGCTGTAAAACGATGGTGCAGCCGCTTGTGGTTGTTGGGCGAACTGCGTACCAACCAGCATTACAGGCGAACCAAAGTCAATTGGCGCTGATGGCGTAAATGCCATGTTGTATTCAGGTGATTTCCAATCCTCTGGAATCGGAACAATAGCAAAGCCAGAAGCCGCCCCATCACCTCTTGACTGGTCATAAGCCTGTTTTGTCAAAGCCGCCAAAGCATAAGGCGTTAAGGCTTTCGCAATATCAAGACCAGCAAGTTTCTTGTTTAGGTCCGATTCATTGGTGCTTTGCAGCTCACTCAATGAAAGCTGAACATCAACGACAGGTTTATTGATAAACGATTCTGGATCACCAAGCGATGCCACATAAGAGTTGGGAACGAATCCACTCTCTGTAATGTATCCATCCGTTGTTTTGATAACGATGCCTTGACCACCACCCATTGATTCCATGTTTGGCACTGTTGGCATTTTTAAGCCAAGGCCATCAAGCAATTCACCAAGCGAATAATCAAACGAACCAACTTGATATTCGGTGTTGATTGGGGCAACAGCCAGACCCGGAGCGCCAGAAGTGCCACTGCCCAAAGAGTAATCAGGTGTAAAAGTTGTGTCACCAATCTGAAACGATGCAGGGTTTAAGTCTGCAAAGTCACTCATGTCAGGAGGCAAATCACTGTATTCGCCATAACCGCCTGGGAGATTGTTTAGATATTCATCAGCTGCGGCGAGTCTTGCCTCGCTAATCCCTGCGCCGATGCCCCCAAGCAAACCACTTCTTAAAACGTCTTCAGCATCACCACCAGAAACCAATGCCTCGGCAGCACTACCAGCAGCAGAACCAGCAATCTGGCTACCAGTCGCATCGGCTACAACACCACCAACGGCATGAGAAACCGCGCCACCAACATACGATGTAACTCCACCAATAACAGCAGACTCAAGCACATCACTTACGTCACCGCCTTGAATGGCTGTCATGCCACCAGCAACAATCCCTGTGCCAATAGCAGTAGCGGCCAAAGTGCTAACAGTACCCAAACCAACAGCAGCAGCGGCAGCAGTGCCAATTGCAGCAGAAGCACCAGAAACAGCGGCAATTATTGGGACTGCTGGCATTTAGAACTCCATGATGTAAACATTGACAGATTTACCATCAACTTCTGTTTTTTCTTTCTTAACAGGCAAGCCAGTCATCTTTGCCAGCCTGTCAAACTTGTTGTCTTCACTGTAGGTATAAGCAACCTTAACTTTGATGTTTTTAAGGTAATTCACCAAGTCAACAAAGTTCTTTGCCATGTTTCTGGGGCTTGGCTCAGTGCCGATGGTGTGAACTTCAACAACACCTTCACCACGAACCAACACAAGGAACAGCACGTTGCCCAAGTGAACCAGCTTTGCTCCGTCCTCTTGAATCAAGGTTGCCAGCTTTCCCATTGCCTCATCAGCAGCTTCCTGAGAGCCTAACTCTTGCAAGAAATACTGGTTAGCAATTCTGACAACTTCTTGCTGTTCTGCTTGGTCAATCATCCTGGAATCTCCACGTTAGAAGTGATGCCAGCACCGACCTTCATGGCTTTAAGCTGTGCCTCTGCTTGGAACTCTTGCTCCTTCATGGCAAAGTGCATATTCATCTTCTCACGCTCAATCTGAAGTTTTGAGGCTTCTTTCTCGCGCATCAGTTGAATCTCAGCAGCGGCCTTGTCTCGCTGAAGTTGCA